AAAGACCTACGCCCGTATATCCCATCCGATGCACGGGCTTATTTTATTTGATACATATGACTTTCAAGATGATCTTCTTCAAGAGTTTAATGACTACCGCTTTAATGTTATTTTAAAAGCACGTCAGTTGGGTATCTCAACTATTACCGCTGGTTATATTGTTTGGATGATGTTGTTTCATCGTGATAAGGCCATCCTCGTAATGGCAACAAAGTTTGCGACAGCAGGAAACCTTGTTAAGAAAGTTAAAAGTATCATGAAGAACCTTCCGGATTGGTTGAGGATTGCCACCATCGACATTGACAACCGCACGTCTTTTGAGCTTTCAAATGGCTCCTCCATTAAAGCCGCATCAACGTCTGGTGACGCTGGTCGTTCTGAAGCTTTGTCGCTTTTAGTTCTTGATGAGGCGGCTCACATTGAAGGTCTTGAAGAATTGTGGACAGGTTTGTACCCTACACTATCAACCGGTGGGCGGTGTATTGCCTTGTCTACCCCCAACGGAGTGGGCAACTGGTTTCATAAAACTTGCGCTGACGCACAGGTGGCTACAAATAATTTTAATCTTACGATATTGCCCTGGGATGTTCATCCCGAACGCGACGAGGTCTGGTACAAGAAAGAAACCAAGAACATGTCCAAGCGGCAGATTGCGCAGGAACTTGAATGTAATTTTAACACATCTGGAGAAACCGTGATCGATCCAGAATGTATGCAGTGGGTGCTTACTACAGTTAAAGATCCTAAGTATCGCACCGGTTTGGATCGTAATTTTTGGATCTGGGAAGAGTATGATCCAACGTGCAACTATCTGCAAGTTGTTGATGTTGCAAGAGGTGACGGCGCCGACTTTTCAACTTTTCACTTAATCAAACTCGAAACTTTAGAAATTGTCGGTGAGTATCAAGGAAAGATAACTCCCGATTTATATGCCAACATGCTTAATCAAGTTGGACGCGAATATGGCAATGCGATGATGGTGGTTGAGAATAATAGTATTGGCTACACGGTTTTAGACAAGCTGATAGAATATGGATATCCTAATATTTATTATTCCATTAAATCTACTCATGAATATATTGATCAACATCAAGGAGAAGTGCGCCCGAATGCTATAGCCGGCTTCACCACCTCTATGAAAACCCGTCCCCTTATAGTGGCGAAATTAGAGGAGTTTATCAGAAATAAACTAATTAAGATATATTCTACGCGTATCGTTAATGAAATGAAGACATTTATTTGGAGGAATGGTAAGCCACAAGCTATGAAAGGTTATAATGATGATTTAATAATGGCGCTCGCTATCGGGTGCTGGGTTCGTGACACTGCGATTCAAGCAAATGCGCGGGATTTAAATTATCAAAAGGCCTTTGTAGATTCTATCATTACTTCTAAAACAACATTCAACACTCGTGTTAAAGGCCAAGAGGGCTACAAAGACGATAGTATCCTTGATAAAATGACAGAAGCTAAAAATATGTATAGTGAATTTATGTGGATTATAAAGTGAGATAAAATATGGCTCCCCCCAGACAAAACCCCAACAACCCCGAAACCAATCTATTCAAGGCTTTAACACGATTGTTCTCCGGGCCAATTATAAACTATCGGTCTCAATCTGGCCGCCGCATTAGAAGACAACATTTAGATAAGTTTTCCTCTCGATTCAAAACTGCCTCCGGTCAACAGTTTAAGAAGACACTCTACAATCCTTTAGACACTATTGCTAGTAATGCTATTGCGAATCAACGTCGGTCGGAGAGATATATTGATTTTGACCAAATGGAGTACATGCCCGAGTTAGCTTCGTCTTTGGATATTTATGCAGATGAGATGACGACACATTCTGAACTGCGGCCGATGTTAAACATCAAATGCCCAAACGAAGAACTAAGAGCGGTTCTCACAGTTTTATTTGACAATATTTTAAATGTCCAATACAATCTCTTTGGCTGGAGTCGTACGATGTGTAAGTACGGAGATTTCTTTTTGTATTTGGATATTGACGACAAATATGGTGTGAAGTCCGTTATTGCGCTTCCGCCGCAGGAGGTTGAAAGATTAGAAGGTCAAGACAGCACCAACCCTAATTATATTCAATTTCAGTGGAATAGTGCCGGCATGACGTTTGAAAACTGGCAAGTTGCTCATTTTAGAGTATTGGGTAATGATAAGTATATGCCCTATGGCACTTCTATTCTTGAGGCTTCGCGCCGGATCTGGCGCCAGCTAATTCTGATGGAAGATGCAATGATGGCTTATCGCGTTATTCGTTCATCCGAGCGCCGCGTTTTCAAGATCGATGTTGGAGCAATTCCTCCCCAAGATGTAGAACAATATATGCAAAAAGTTGTAACACAGCTTAAGAGACACTCCGTCGTTAATCCAGATTCTGGCCGCGTTGATCTTCGTTATAATCCAATGAGTATCGAAGAGGACTATTTTATTCCAGTGCGCCCGGGCTCTGTAACAGATATTGTCAACCTCCCAGGAGGCAACAACAACACGGCAATTGATGATATCAAATATTTGCGCGACAAGTTATTTTCAGCTCTTAAGATTCCTCAGTCTTATTTAACAATGGGCGACGGCGCCGAGGAAGATAAGACGACTCTCGCGCAGAAAGACATTCGCTTTGCGAGAACCATTCAAAGACTGCAGCGTGTTCTGATCACAGAGCTTACTAAAATCGCAATTATTCACCTTTATACTTTGGGCTTCCGCGGCGACGATCTTCTCGGATTTAGTCTTTCTTTGAACAATCCTTCTAGGATTGCAGAACTACAAGAGCTTGAACATTGGAAGGTTAAATTTGATACAGCCGCAGCTGCCACTGAAGGCTTCTTTTCAAGACGCTGGCTGGCTGAGCACGTCTTTAGTCTGTCGCATGAAGAATTTTTGCGCTGCCAGCGTGAAATGTATTATGATCGCAAACATGATGCCGCCTTGCAAAGTGTTGCAGAAGCAGCAGCCATGGCCGAAACCGGGGGGCTTCCTGGTATGGGGCCCGACTTGGGCACACCAGGCGCAGGCGCCCTCCTCGGGCCCGAAGAAATGCCCGCAGGGGAAGCCGGCCCCGCAGCACCGCCTGCACCCGGCGCGCCGCCTGCGGGCGAGGCGCCCACTTTGTTGGCGACCCCGCCCGGCAAGCGCGACTACGCCGGAGGGTACACCACTAAAGGATCGAAAGGAAAGCCTTATTACCCTGTCAAAAGGGATGGGCGCCAAGATGGCGGAAAGAAGCGCCATTTGGGGTATAAGAAGCATCCAGAGCAAGCAAGGAGTGTCGACAGAAATTTATTCCCAGGCTACGCTGACGGCTTAAAAGCGCTCGGTAAAGGATTTGTTGGAATGTCGGAAGGTGTTTATGAAGAAGACGAATCTATTTATAGTTTGAGAGAACAAACAGAAGAAGATAAATTATTTGAAATTAACGAATCTGTTCGGACATTACTTAAAGGATTAGAGAAAAAGGAAACATTGGAGCAAAATAATGAAAGCGAGACACAACAAGAAGCGAAATAGTGCCTTTGTTTACGAAGCTCTTATCAAAGAAGCAACCGTAGCAATAATGAAAAAGGACACTGCCAAAAAGGAAATCGCATCACAGCTTATTAAAAAGTATTTTAAGGCCGGCACACTTCTGCGAAAGGATTTGGATTGCTATCGGTCTTTATACGAGAATCAAAGTTTAGATAAGCTGACTTCGGAGAAGATTATCAAGGAAGTGAAATTACAAAAGAGGCTTATTGATTCTGATAGTCTTTTTAAACAACAAAGTGAGCTTATTCGAGACGTAAACATCAAACTATCTTCGACAGTGTTTGATAATTTTGTCCCAAATTATAAAACACTGGCAACTATCTCTCAAATTTTTTCAAGTAAGATCTCACCCAAGGATCAAGTCATGCTAGAAAACATAATTGTTGGCAACATGGCCAAAACTTTGGAGAGGGATGAGTCTCTTGAGATAATTGATAATGTTATTTATAAAACTTTTGTTGAAAAATTTAATACCAAATATGAAAATGAATTACTTCAAGAACAAAAAGAACTTTTAACACGCTATATTACCTCGTTTGTAGATAATGCGCTCGAGCTTAAAATATATTTAAACGATGAGATTGCGCGTTTGAAAGAGCAGTTAGAAAAAGCAAAAGAAGTTAAAGAAATTAGAAGCGACGAGGGAATGATTAAGAAAACCGATGAAATTATCGAACGTTTAAAATCTTTTGCTCAAGAAACAATTACCGAAGACGTTCTCATGACCGTTTTGAAAACGCAAGCACTTGTGAAGGAAATCTATACTGATGGCGATAACGATTAAAATTGGCAAACAGGAAGGTGCACCCTCTGTCACACTAGAATTAAATATTCGGAAGAGTATGAATGGGGACCTTATGATTTTTGATCACGGAGATATCGATATTGTCTTGTCTGCGTCAAAAAACACAGTAACAGCATTCCCTAAAGAAGTAGTTTCAGACTTGGTATATGGAGCGCAAAATAGGCTTTTTACTTATTTATATAAGAAGGGTCTTGTTATACCTGAATCTGTTAAAGCTGGCGCTTTTTATGGATCATTTGAAGCGACTATGGAAAAGCCTTATTCCGAACAGCTAAACACATCAAAGATGGCGCTTATTAATATTTCAAGATTTATTGACGAAGAGCGACCCTACTTTGAATCAACAGAAGCTATTATAGCCATGGATGATGAAGAGCTTCTACACCCAGATAAAGCAGACTCAACCGAGCTTGGAGAAGTTCCCCAGGCAGTCGAAAAAGGCTCCATTCGCAAAGGCATGTTGAGAGATCCTTATTCGCTTTATTATTTGTATACAATTTAGGAAGAAAAGTGGAACTATTAACTTTTATATTGGTCGCCTACGGTCTGACTCAAATTATTGTTTATGGCAGTATTTTTAATCCACTGAGGCCGAAGAAAGGTAGATTAAAGGAATTTATAACTTGTCCGATGTGCATGGGTTTTCATGTTGGATGGTTTTTGATGTTGCTTTCTCCTTTCACTGAACTATTTAATTTCGATGTTACGGTTATAAATTTCTTCCTTTTAGGATGGTTATCATCGGGGACGTCATATTTATTAAACATGGTCTTCGGAGACGAAGGTATACAGCTTAGAAATATTAGTTTGAATTTAGGAGAGAACGATGGAACAAAACACTTGGATACTTAAGTGGATGCTTCAGCCAGTCAGGCTATGTAAGAAGGGCTGCATAGGCGCGCGGGTAACGCCCGCACTATTAAAGGAATAAACAATGAGCAAAGTACTTTTACGAGAATATTACGAACTATGCGAAGGTGGTGTTTGTCAAGACCTTCTGACTGAAGAAGAGAAGAGTTTTGTTGCTGCCGGCGGCATGTTTCTGTCGGGCATCATGCAGAAGTCAGACACCGTCAATGGCAACGGGCGCATTTATCCACATTCGGTCCTCATGAAAGAAGTTGCGAATTATCAGAAACTCGTTAAAGAGAACAGAGCACTTGGCGAACTTGATCATCCCGAAGATTCTGTAATTAATCTTAAGAATGCTTCTCATTTGGTTACTGATATTTGGTGGCAAGACAAAAGCGTGATGGGCAAAGTTAAAGTGTTAGACACTCCTTCTGGGAAAGTTCTTCAAGAACTTGTAAAATCGGGTGTTAGCCTGGGTATTTCATCGCGAGGAATGGGTACTGTTCGTGAAGACCAGTCTCAAGGAGGTACTATCGTCGAAGAAGATTTTCAGTTGATTTGCTTTGATTTTGTGTCTGAGCCTTCAACACCTGGCGCTTATATGATGAAAGAGGCGCGCCAGTTTCAAAACAAAGTATTCACAAAAGCTGACAGGATTAATCGTTTGCTGAACGAGGTACTCAGTGAAAAAAAATGATTTAAAACAATTAATTAAACCATTAGTTAAAGAATGTATCCACGAAGTCCTTTTAGAAGAAGGACTTTTATCTAATATTGTATCCGAAGTGGCTAGCGGCCTTCAGCGCAATCTTGTAGTGGAAACAAAAGAAAAATCAGCCGCGGTGTTATTTAACGAAGATTTGCAAATGAAGCGCAAGGCTATAGATTCGAGATCTAAAATAAATGCACATCGAAAAAATCTAATGGATGCTGTTGGTAAAAACGCTTATGGTGGTATTGATTTGTTCGAGGGAACAGAACCAATGCAACATACAGAGCCCAAGGAAGGTCACCCAGATCTAGGCAACCCCAACGACGCAGGCGTCGATTTAAGTTCTATTCTCGGTAATGCATCAGAAATTTGGCAGTCAATAAAGTAGGTATAAGATGAAAAAAGGTGTGAACGCATCTGTTAGTTTAAAGCAGTGTCGCGGTAATGTTGAGCGAATGATTCGCAGATTCACCAAAAAAGTGAAAAAAGAGAGAATCATTGAAGATTTTAAAGATAAACGTTATTACAAAAAACCCTCTGTAGCTAAAAAGGAAAAACGAATTCGCGCTGAGAGGCGCCGGCGCAAAGAAGAACGAAAACGAACAAGAACACAAGAAAATCGCGATAGAAAAAAGTATTGACTATTTATTGTGAAAGTATATAATTTAGGAGATTTCTTATGCC